TGCAGCCTCAACGAGAGCGAGCTGCGCGCCGACCTGCCCACCGGCGGCCGGCTGCAGCTCCTCGGTGCCGAGAACTACCACCGGCTGCGCGGCATCTACGCCGACGACGTGGTGCTCGACGAGACCGCGCTGATCCCGAGCGAGGCCTGGACGCAGGTCCTGCTGCCGGCCCTGGCCGACCGCCAGGGCCGCGCCCTGGTGCAGGGCACGCCGCTGGGGCGGATGAACCTCTTTCACGACCTCTGGGAGGAGGCGCAGGCGCACCCCGACGAGTGGGCGAGCTCGTTTCTCACCTGCAACGACACCGACGCGCTGCGCCCCGAGGAGATCGAGCGCCTGAAGCGCCGCATGCCGCGGGCGGAGTTCGAGCAGGAGCTGCTCTGCAGCTGGGACGCGGCGATCAAGGGCGCCTTCTGGGGCGAGGAGGTCGCCCGCATGGAGAAGGAAGGCCGGATAACCACGGTGAAGCACGACCGCACGTTGCCGGTGGTGGCAGCGCTGGACCTCGGCTGGTCGGACGCGATGGTGGTCGGCTTCTGGCAGGTGGCGGGCACCGAGCACCATTGCCTGCTGGCGGAGGCCTACGAGCTGACCTCGATCCCCGACATGATCGCGCGCTGGCGCGAGCTGCCGTGGAAGGTCGACCAGGTGGTGCTGCCGCACGACGCGCGGGTGAGCGAGCTCGGCACCGGCAAGACCCGCCAGGAGGTGTTCCACAGCCTCGGCTGCAACACGGTGATAGCCCCCAACATGGGGCTGCACGAGGGGATCGAGCAGGCGCGCCAGCTCCTCGGCAACGTCTGGCTCGACCGCGAGGGCTGCCGGACGCTGCGCGAGGCGCTCTCCGCCTACCGGGCCGACTTCGTCGAGGTGCGCGGCGTCTACCGCCGGCAGCCGCTGCACGACTGGAGCTCGCATTGGGCTGACATGTTGCGCTACTATGCCACAGGAAGGCCCGCGAACCCGGGGGGGGGATGGGGCGACAACGAGGCGCTGTATGCGGCCCGCGCCAAGGCCGTGATATAGCCAAGCGGCCATATCGGGTGTAAAAGCCTCCTGACATTCTCCTGACAGGATGCCGCGCATGGCCGCCCGCTCGATGAGCAAAGACGAGCAGACCCTCACCAGGGTCATCCAGGCGGAGCTCATTCAGGCGGAGGGGGGCGAGAGCGACGAGCTCAGCGCCACCCGCGAGAAGGCGCTGCGCTACTACTTCGCCGAGAAGCGCGGCGACGAGATCGAGGGCTCCAGCCAGGTGATCAGCACCGACGTGGCCGACATGGTCAATTCGGCCTTGGCGATGATAGTGCCGATGCTGACCACCGACGCGGTGGTGGAGTTCGAGCCCCTCGGCGCCGAGGACGAGCCGCAGGCGGCGATGGAAAGTCGCGCGCTCAACGACCTGGTGCTCGACGACAACCTCGGTTTCCTGCGCATCCAGGAGGCGGTGAAGGACGCGCTGCTCTTGAAGAACGGCTGCCTCAAGTGGGAGGTGGAGGACGACGAGGACGTCACACGGGTGCCGCTGCCCGAGGGCCTGCCGCGCGAGCAGCTCGCCGCCCTCCTGCAGCCACGCGCCGAGGGCGAGAGCCGCGAGATCGTGAAGGGTGAGCTCGTGGTCGTGACCCGCAGCCGGCAGTTTCGGCTCTACGCGGTGCCGATCGAGGCCGTGTGCTATCAGGCGGGCTATGTCGGACCTTTTCAGAAAATCCGCTTCTTCGCCGACCGGTGTGTGCATACGCGCTCGGAACTGGTCGAGAAGGGGGTTCCGCGTGATGTGGCTGAGGCGCTCGATCCGCACACGGCCGCCACGCTGGTGCGCCGCAACCGCGACCGCAACCAGTCCGAGCCCTCGGACGCGGAGACCCGCGACCAGGACGCGATCGAGTGCTGGTATGTCTGGCTCCTGATCGACCTCGACGGCGACGGCATCTCCGAGCGCTACCGGGTGCTCTACACCAACCAGCGCACGCTGCTCTTTGAGCCCGCCGACCTCATCCCCTACGCGCTGGGCAGCCCGTTCCTGAACCCGCACCGGATCACCGGCGAGAGCCTGGCCGACCACCTGATGACCACGCAGGACGTGAAGACGGCACTCCAGCGCCAGCTCCTCGACAACGTGCGCGCCTGCAACTGGGGGCGCTTTGCCTACGACCCCAGCCAGGTGAACGAGGCCGACGTGCTGACCCCGCGCGCGGGCGGGGGCATACGCGCGCGCAACCCCGCCCAGGCGGTGATGCCGATCGTGATCCCCGACATGACCGAGGGCGTGCTGTCCGCACTCCAGTACGAGGACATGAAGCGCGCCGAGCGCGGCGGTGCGAGCCTCGACATGCTGCGCCCGGACCGGCAGGTGGTGAGCGAGACGGCGACCGGCACCGAGCGGCAGATGGGGGTGCGCGAGGCGCTGACCTCGATGATGGCGGCGAACCTCAGCGAGACGATGCTGCGCCAGGCCTACCTGATCGGCCACGAGCTGGTGCGGCGCTACTCCCAGCAACCGCTGATGGTGAAGCTTTCGGGGCAGTACATGCCCGTCGATCCGCGCCAGTGGCCGAAGCGCACGCGGCTCAACGTGGTTCCGGGCCTCACCCCCGGCCAGCGCGGCCACGTCGAGCAGGCGCTCCTGATGCACCAGCAGCTGCAGATGGCGGCGGTGCAGGCCGGAGGCCTCGGCCAGCTGGTCGACCTCGGCGCCATCTTCAACACCGCCGTGGACCGGCTGCGCGCCGCCGGCGTGCCCAACCCCGAGCGGCATGTGGTCGATCCGAGCTCGCCGCAGGCCCAACAGGCCGCGCAGCAGAAGCAGCAGATGGACCAGCAGTCCGCGCAGGCGCAGCAGCAGCTGATGGAGCGCACCATCGGCATCGAGGAGCAGAAGGTGCAGGTGACGCGCCAGAACAAGCTCGACGAGCTGCAGGTGACGCGGACCAACAAGGTCGACGAGATCAAGTTCGACTACCACGAGCTCGACGTGAAGACCGAGGCCGAGGAGGCCACGGTGGCGATGAAGAGCGTGGTGGACCTCGAGGCCGAGCGGATGAGGGGAAAGAGCAATGCCAGAGCCGCTGAACAAGCACGACCGAACGGCGCTGCGGGGCGCTGAGCCCGCGCTGGCGAAACTGGAGACTGAGATTGCAGGAGGCTACTTCAACCGCTGGACAGGCTGCCCCGACCCGTCCGAACGGGAGCGCCTCTGGACCGAGTGCCAGGCCGCAGCCGGCGTCCTCACGCTCATCCGCAACGCCGGGATCGAGCGGATCGAGCCCGCTCGAACTGGAGGAGAGGGCGCGGGCGGCTGAGGACGACGGCTCCCCAGGGGGCAATGACGAGCCCGAAGGCCAGCTCAGCCTCGATGACCAGCTCGCCCGCATCAACGAGCTCCTGGGATCGCCGCAGGAGCCCGTCTCCGACGAGGACGGTCCTGACCAGCCGGAAGCCGGGAAGCCCGCCAGCGACCCGCTCCGTGGCGCTGACGGCAAGTTCAAGGCCAAGACCCTGGCTGACCTTGCCGAGCGGCTCGACGTAGACCTCGAGGAGCTGTATGGTCTGCAACTGACCACCAAAGGTGGTGGGGAGCTGGTCAAGCTCGGCGACCTCAAGGACGCCTGGCAGGACCGCCAGCAGGCCGTGCGAGAGATCGCCCGCAGGGACAGCGGCCTGGACGAGCGGGAGGCCGCTCTTCGCGCGGAGCAGGCTCTCTGGGAGCCTGTGCTGAGGGAGCTGAACGACAAGCTCCCGCAGGAGTTCAAGGCCCGGCTTAGTAGTCGGGACCAGCAGCAACTGGAACGGGAGCGCACGCGGCTCCTGGATGCGGCGCCCGAGCTCGCCGACCAGACCCAATTCCAGGCCTGGCGCGGCGAGGTGGTCGGCTTCCTGGCCGGCTATGGCTACTCGCCCCAGGAGATGGCGATCACCGACCACCGGATGCTGGTGATCCTGCGGGACCACATGCGGCTGAAGGCGCGGCTGGAGAAGCTCATGGCCTACGAGCCTGGGCGC